GGGGGGGGGGTGGGGGTTGCATCCTTGATATTCTCGCACATACAGCCTTCGACCGGACTTCCGCAGATTAAGCAGATCATCCACAATGTCTCATCGGCCCACTCAGCGAGCTCTAATTCGGCCTCTTGTTCCTCTCGCATCCAGTCCCAGCCCTGCCAATGATCGGTCCAAGTCCAGAATTGAGAGTTATTCATTCTTTCACCTTCAGTCCCAGGCGACGACATCTCGCACAACTGCGGTTTTGGTGGTGGTGGGTTTGTATCCTGGTGCCGCAGTGACAATAGGAACGGGGTTTCCTATTCCCCTGCCTTTTGTTGTGATTGTTCCTGGCTAATTTTCGATAAGTCATTTTTTCACCAGGAGTTCGAGCGCGTCGGCGATCCTTCCCAACTCACTCCGTAGAACTTCGATGCCGTCTTCTTCATTGAAGGAACTCCAGACAGTCTCCTGACTCCTGGGGGCGTGACGCCAGAACCAACTCATGATTCCCATTCAATCAACTCCGTAGTAGCATTCCAACTCACCCTCGCACTCATGAAGGGGATTCTGTATTCTTCCCGCGCACTCCAGGCAGATGATCGCGCACCACATGTCATGGTAGAGTGTCGCGACATGATCGCAGTGTTTGCAGATGACGATGAATAATCCCTCCATCAGAACCGCCCTCCTCGAAGGGATCGAGTCTTCTCCTCGCCCGCCAGGACTTCGAGATATACAGCTGGGCCGCTGCCAGGATCATTGTCGCCCCGCTGGATGCAGGCGATGCGGTAGTTAGCCACCTTCAGATCCTTCTGGAGGCGGAGCATCGCGCGATCAAGCGCTTTTCCTCTCATGGCATCATTTCGGTTCTTCTTCGTGTGCACGTTGTAGAGGATGAGGGCAGAGCAGACCTTCGCACTCTTCTGTCCCTTTGTGAAGCCCTGGTACACTGCCAGAGCCTCATGATCGAGTGAGACTGTCACCACCCACCTCCCTGCTTTTCTAATCGGCATGGTAGACCCTACAAGAGATCGCTCTTAACCTTTGTTAACCTCCGCCGAAGTTCCAGAAGCGGAAATGCTTGCATTTCGGCTTCGCGCATCAGCATGCGCACTGGAAAGACTCCGTTTTTCACAAGGACGATAAGCATTTGGAGCGGAGCGTCCGAAAATGTCCTGTTCGACATGATTATGGAGGTTGCACGGTCGGTACACGGTCGGTACACGGCGGTTGCACGGACATGGTAGGCATCGAAACGACGATATTGGCCTTTCTGGGCTTGCTAAACCTCTGTGCAATCGGATTCCTGGCACATTGGATCAGAATGCACCTTGACCAGGGGCTGAATGACATCGATGAGAAGCTTGCAATCGCGATTAAGACCCTGATTGACAAGCTAATGTCCGGCGAGATGTCAGACTTCGAGCCTCCTAATGCAATACAAGCTGCGTTTGCCGATCTGATTCGCTCGGTAGCTCACAATAAGATGCAAACGATCAACGCCACGGTGACAGAACGCGACGCGGGTGGACAATTTGTGCCCCCTCAATCGTTTGAATGATAATTATAAGCCTCCTTTCTTAACAGAATGGACATGGCACGCCGAAAGAAAGCAAAGCGCCGAAGATCGCCCAAGACAATCAGTCTCCTGAACATCGCGGAGAGCTACGCTTACGCGAGCGTCCTAACCGGCGGTGTCCTGGCTAACTCTCCAGTCGGCGTCCTCGGATTCGACGGATCAGGTGCAGCCGGTGGCGCAGGCTACGGCATGACGACCACGAACGGTGCGATGACACTCTCGTCAATCGTCAGCGACCCTGGAACAAGCTTCGATTCCATGTCTGCAAACTTCATGGCTAACTATCAAGCGATGGCCGTGAGTGCAATAGGGATCGGAATCACCTTTAAATTTGCCAAGAAGCTCCTACGCAAGCCTATATCCAATGTTAATAGAAATCTAATGAAGCCCCTGGGCATCGGAGTAAGGTTGTGATACTATAGCTACAAATACCGTAACCGGAAACCTAGTCTGTTCGGATGGAACAAACATCCCGCTGAAGTTAGATCTCGCCGAAGGTACTGAGTCTAACCTCACCACAGATACTGCATATACCGTTACAGCTGCGAACGTCGGTGACTTCGCTCCTGGAAAGACCGTCGTCGGCGGTCTGGTCTCCTCCGAGAACGGAATAGGGTACAGCTACATCCTCTCCCAAGGTCTCGTTGCGGCGATCATACCCTGGTCGGTCAAGAGCGCTGTCTCTGATGGACAGCCTGCACTATGCCAACCATACACTCTGAAAGCCGGTGATATCGTTCGCTGCATGAATTCGACAGCAGCATCGAGATTAGCAGCAGCAGCAGTCTACACAGCTCGAGGAGTCTCAAGGATCTTTACAGTCACCGTATCTGGCGGCGCAACAAATGAGCTAACCGATCTGCAAACTGGGAATTCAATCGGCGACACGCTCCAGGGCGACCGGATCGTGAAGTGGTACGGGACTTCTGTCGACGGCCTCTTGATTGAGACGCAGGGCTTCTATGCCGTCGATTCTCTCGGCAACGTCATCGGTTCTTGCAGCGCAACAGACCCGATTACTCAACAGCCGGCGTTCGCATTCGCCTCGGTACCGATCCAACTGAATTACAAGTTCCAGTTCTTGACTTCCGCCTGAGTGTGACGAACATGCGGAAGATGACGAAGGCTCAAGGCCGCCGAAGAATGGCAGAAATACTCTCGAAGTCAAAGAAGCTCTACATGAGGGGCTTCATTTCCACCAAGGATCTTGATGCAATCGAGCGCATAGTCAAGACCCGCTCCAAGAAGATATGCTGAGGACGTGCCGACGGTGCTTGTTCCTAACACTCAGTTCCCTGGGCAGGGCGGTCAAGCAGCGCTTCCCCCAGGGCATCGACCATCTGACTATCCTGGAATCGACTACAAACCAACTCCAGTAACCCCCGTCGGCGCTCCTGGTGTGCCTGGAGCACGGCCCACAGCACCAGGCGTCGGCATCCCTGACAACTTCTGGGGTTTTGTCATGATAATGATAGGGATGCGATGAAGATGGTGCATTCTTTGACAGGCTCGATCTCTCCTCGCGTATACAAGCTGCTCAAGACAACCGACCTGGACAGCTTGACAGACGACGATCTGATCTCAATAGGCAATCCAATCACAATAGAAGAGCTGAATCGAGAAGAAATGATTCGATTAATCATCGTTCAATTTGCCAGGCTCAGCGTAAAACAGGAATGGGATGGTCTGTTAGGATGAGATCTGAAGACAGAAAGCCTTCCAAGAGGGTCTTCCCACTACTCCAGAACCTTGATCTAGATACTGTGACGTTCGCCCAGGTACAGAGTACCGGGGATCCTATCACGATTGAGGACATGAATGAGCAAGAAATGGTAGACCTCATTATCGTCAACCTGGCGAGGCTCGTTTGCGCCGGCGAATGGACAGGACTCCTCGATGCCGGAGGCGGTGCCCCTGGCCTGAAGATTGTGACGAGCACCATGAAAGATGGCAACTACGATCAGTTCAACACCGCAGACGCCCCGCCGTATGGAGAAACCTCAGCATCTGGTTCGATGGAGCAAGTACCCTACGTCGACGAGCTGTTCCTCTGGCCCTTCCAGGCGCAGACGACTGGCACCGTGTCTTCACTCGGATTGAAGTTCAACACTGCCGGCGCGTATGAGGTTGTGATCTATGATGTCGACGATGAAAACCTGCCAGACACCCTGATCGTCAAGGGAACACTGACAGCATCGGGCGCAGAGACGGTCTACCAGACATCGTTGACCGGCTTCGGCGGAGGTGCAGCCGGCGCCATCACAGTGGGCGAGACTTACTTCTTGGGGATGGTTCGGGTTACCGGCAGTCCTCAGGTATACTGTGCAAGTTACCTCAACCGAAATCGCTGCGCTGCAACCGACGAGCCAGCCTCGACAGGAGGGACCATGCTTCGTACTCCGACTTACAACACGGCGTCGGGTGTGCCCGACACGATGGACAATACGAACACATACCCAGCCAGCACGGCTTGCCCGAAAGCGACCTATGAGGTGTGATGATGAGAAAGTGGGTCAAGCTCCAGGGAACAGAGAGAATCGAGGAAGGTGAGTTCGATGTCTCTTGGGAGTCTCTAAGACAACGGCGAGATGCAGCTCTCAAGGATTCAGACTGGCGAGCAGGAAAGGACGTCGTTCTATCGACAGCCTGGAAGGACTACCGCCAGGCGCTACGCGATCTCGGCGGCTTCGCCTCGAGCAACGATGCCGCCGACGCATGGCCGACTCCTCCTGAGTGATGTCGATGACCAAGAGAGAACCTGACCAGGTGATCGAGTATCGGATCAGCCTCCAGGACAAATTGAACGAGCAGGTCGATTCCGCCCTCGCCGCTTACCAGATCAACAAGGTCGCGACTCCTCTCGTAGCTCTTCTCAGCGATACCTCGGCGATGCTGCTCATCACTGGTCTTCTGGAGGCAACCGGAGTCATCGATCTCGACAAGGGGATTCTTCGAGAGATCGCCGACGGCCTCTATGAAAATTATGGGGATGCGATGAAGGCCTACCTTATGGATCCGGTTGACCTCGCCATCAATCCCCTGGACCTTGGGACTGGACTTCCGATGGATATTGCGGAGAAGGCCGCCCCCACCGTCATCAAAGCGTGGGTTTGGATGATGACCACTGGCCGAGTCCTAATTACTCAAAAGACGTGATTTCCGCCTGCAGGCGAAATCGAACTCACTGGGAGGGGTGCTGGTGGCCCTCGGAGCAGGGGGGGGTGGGGGTTGCATCCTTGATATTCTCGCACAT